GTCCGTTTTATTGAAGCGTCACTATTACGTGTTCGGAACGTACTGGACGAATGAAGAGAACGTCACCAATTCCAAGAATGCGAGTTACGCAGGCTGGCAGCAAGAAGGAAGATTGGAAATCAGTCCAGGTGCGACCAACGATTATAACCGCGTAGAAGACTGGATAAAAGACAGCGCCAAGATGTATCAGGTATTGGAAGTCGCCCACGATCCATATCAAGCTGTGGAACTTGTAAACCATCTTACCGAGGAATGTATCACGATGGTTGAAATCCCACAGATGCCCAAGCACCTGTCAGAGCCGATGAAAGAGTTGGAAGCCGCTGTGTACGATGGACGATTTCACTTCGACGGTGACCCAGTTCTGACTTGGGCAATAAGCAACGTAGTCGCACACGCTGACAAGAATGACAATCTGTTCCCGAACAAAGAAAGACCCGAGAACAAGATAGACCCAGCTACCGCATTACTCACTGGTCTGAATCGCGTGATGGCACAAGCAATGGACACAGGCGAAGGTGGTATTGACTGTTTTGCTCCATGTCAAAGATGCGGAGCTTTAGCAATCGGAGTTGAGACAAACGGTACATTTATCTTCCTCTGTGAAGAACATAAATCATGAATCGATTCACTTTAATAAGTCTCGTGTTAGGTGCTGCCCTTATGGATGCTGGTGCCTCGTGGATATACCGCCCGCTATCTCTAATCGTGGCTGGAACATTCCTGCTCTATGCGGGAATCCGCGCAACCAAGGCAAATAAATAATGAGTTTGAAAACAGAGTTGAGAGACTTTATTTCCAGCGTAGTAAGTTTCCCGCAAGACTACCTTAACGGTTTTGGCTTACCGCCATCAGAAAGCGGCGCAATCGTTAATGAAATGTCGGCAATGCAAATCAGTACATACTTTGCTTGCATCCGTATTATCTCCGATGCAGTTGGCACTCTCCCGCTGAATGTCTATGAACGTATGCCAGATGGTTCCGAAACAGTTTGTTGGAATCATCCATTGCAGCGATTACTTCATACCCAGCCGAATCCCGAAGTCAGTGCGGCAGACCTTCGGCAATGTATGCAGTCTCACATTCTTTTGACTGGCAACGCATACGCGGAGATTATCTACACCGCTGGTGGGCAAATAGATTCTTACTATGTTCGAAGTCCATTTCAGACTTTCCCTTATCGCAATCTGCAAGGTCAACTGATTTATAAAACTCACGATGACCCGAGCGGTGCGGAGAGGACCATTGATGCCGAGCATATGTTCCACGTCAAAGGTATGGGTATAGATAGTCTCGTAGGACTTTCGCCTGTCAAATATTACGCTCGTGAAATACTCGGTGTTGAAATCTCGGCACAGAGTTACAGTGCGAACTTCTTCAAGAACCAAGCGACACCTACGGGTTATCTCTCGTCACCAAGCGCGAACATGAAGCCCACACAGAAACTATCGGCATTGAACTCTTGGATGCAGGCTCACGGACGCGGCAATGCTCATACTCCCGCTGTCTTGGAAGCGGGCTGGAAATGGGAAAGCACTGGCGTTAATCCAGAAGATAGCCAGCTAATCGAATTGCGGGGAATGAACCGGGACCAGATATCAAGTATCTTCGGTGTCCCTCCGCATATGTGCGGTGGAGTAGAAGACACCAAGGCGAACATAGAGCAGAAGGCTTTGGAGTTCTTGACTTTTACTTTACGCCCCTGGCTGAAACGCTGGGAAATGGCTATCAACATGAAGGCGTTTCCAACGATAGGGCGGAATGCCAATCGCTTTCATTGCAAGTTCGACACTACGGAACTTGAACAGCCAGACTTCAAAACCAAGATACAAGGATTACAAATGGCTCGGTATGCCGGTCTTATCACGGCACAGGAAGGACGCAAGACTCTCGGATACAACCCATACGAAGACAAGCAACTCACTTCGGACAATCCGGCAGATAAGCTTTGGCAGCCAGTGAACATGATAGCTATCACACCCGAGAGTATAGCGAATCCTCCCGCTGCTATGCCTGGTACGGATACCGAATCAGAGCCGGAAGCCAAGCCAGAAGCACCCAAAGATAACAACTCGGTGATAGAAAAGAACTCGATTGACCAAGAGATACTCCATTATTTCCGTACCTTTGGGTATGCCTTTAACGATGCTTTTAATCGTATTCAGGCGCGTAATAAACCCAATGAACATGATTTTCAGCGTACTTTCGGACCTATTTTGAGCACTATTGCAGCGTCATTTGCCTTCGATGCGAACGCCACAGACCCGACAATAAACCCAGTTTCAGAGCAACTATCCGTAGCAATACAGGACTACATTTCAGGAATGGCAATACGCGCCGCTCAATGGAAGCCAGAGACATCAGCTATTGAACTTCGCAGAGCAATCACATACATCCGGTCCAAGACTGAACATGTAAAAAGAAATCTAGTGAGTGATAAATGCTCGCTGTGTATTGGAGAAACGAATGTCTAACAGAGAATACCGAACAATGGACGCAGAATTGAGAACATCTAAGTCTGACCCGCGAAAGATAGAAGGGCGGGCTGTTGTCTATAACCAGACAGTTGACCTTGGATACTTTCGTGAGAAGGTAGCCCCAGGCGCATTTACACGAGCACTGAAAGAAAAACAAGATATTCGCTTCCTTGTAAATCACGACCCGAACTTGATTTTAGGTCGCACAACGTCTAACACGCTTAGTATTTCAGAAGACGAACACGGCGTAAACTTCTCTGTAGACATGCCAGATACTCAACTAGGTAAGGACACTTACACTCTTATCAAACGAGGGGACATCAGCGGTTGTAGTTTCGGGTTTGTGGTGACGAAAGAATCTGTGGATTATAATGGCGATACTCCCACGCGAACAATTGAGGATTTAGATTGCTTCGATCTATCCACAGTATGTTTCCCAGCATACCCTACAACGTCAGTTTCCGCCCGAAGTATTGAAGATGTGTCAAATGAACTCCGCGCTAAGAAGCCAGTCGTAGGTGCTAAGAAACCAGCCGATGCAGACCCAAACGCACCAGACCCTAATGCTAATCCGAACACAGACCCAAATGCTTCTACCGCGTGTGCTTGCCGTTGTAGAGCTTGCTTCGATGGAGACTGCCGAGAATGCGACATGCACATCAATGACTGTCAGGCAGAGAACTGCAATCACGAAACTGGCGCTGATGATTTAGTAGACCCGAGCGAACGTGCAACAACGCCTCCGACACCACCTAAACCGCCAACAACACCACCAGCGGGACAGACTCTAAAGGTTGACGGCGAGGATTTGACAGCCGGAGCTTTCCTGTATGTCGGCGATCCAGACAAGACTACTACTTGGGCGTTGCCTTGGAAGTTTAGTTCCGCTGCCAAGACCAAGACCCACTTGCGAAATGCTCTTGCTCGTTTCCCTCAGACCAAGACCATTCCAGCCGCAGAGAAACCGGGCGTATATAAGAAGCTTGTCGCCCAGTGCCAGAAATACGGCATTGATGTAGAGGCGGAAGCAAAGGCATCAAGTCTCGACGTTGAGACTGCCAAGCGACGGACCTATGTCGCGTCATTAAGTTTGTAAGTTAAAGTATCAAGCAATCGTGGATGCTGCCCGGATGCGGGCTGGCAAAGAATGCAAAGCATGTTGCGATTGAGTTTGAGAATACCCTTCCAAGTTGGTCTGGGTAGTTCCTACAAGAAGTAAATTCAACTCCATACGGAGCTACTATCATGTCTACAAAATCACTAGAACTACGCCAGCAACGCAAAGCGTTGATTGACGAAATGCACGATCTTACAGAATCTACCTCATTTGAGGGAGAAGCACTAAAGCGTTGGAACGAAAAAGACGCACAGCAAAAAGCGTTGGAATCCCGTATCAATGCTATGGAAGCCAGCGAGAACTTGGTATCTGAAATGACCAAGACCAATCATGTCGAGCGTACACAACCCGGCAATGTCCTTCCTACTCAACAAACCCGAGCAGACCGAAACAAGGTTGTTTTGGAAAAGCGTTCTACCCCGGAATACAGTGCGGCTTTTGAAAGCACACTCCGCAGTGGACGCATTGCTCCCGAGCTTGAGGAACTACGCACCTACTCAGGTTTGGATGCTTATAGCGGTCAGTCTGAGTACTTGATTCCTATCGGTTTCCAAAAGGAAATCGACGTAAAGACCAAGGCTTACGGCGGAATGCGTCAAGCAGCCCGCGTCATAAATACAAGCACTGGTAATCCATTACAATGGCCTACTGAAGATGACACGACCAATACCGGAGAATGGACCGCTGAGACTAACCCAGTCACACAAGCAAATCCGTCCTTTGGTCAGGTTACATTCACGGCTAACGTAGCGGATTCAAAGCAGGTCTTAGTCTCATTGCAGTTGCTTCAAGATAGTGCTTTTGATGTCCAGAGCTTACTCTCGGATGCCTTCGCTATTCGTATCGCTCGCATTACAAACGCAGGCTATACAAACGGCAATGGTTCCGGGCAGCCCGTTGGATTGCTCTACGGTGTCGGCTCTACAGGCATCACCAACATTCAGTTGGCAGTAGGTGCGACCAGCAACAATTCCAGTTCCGCCTACAACGAAATCAACTCCATAGGTACGGACGATTTGTCCAACTTGATTTCGGCACTAGATCCTTCCTACCGTCCTGGAGCCAAGTTCATGGCTAATCAGGCAACCTTCGATTTCCTCCGCAAAGTAAAGGATGGCTTCGGGCGTCCTATTTGGGAAGAGTCGATTGACCTAGCATCGCCAGACCGCATCTTCGGTTATCCGTATCAGTGGAATCAGGATTTCCCTGGAATCGGCGCAACCTATAACGAAATGGTTTTTGGAAACTTCAGCCATTACGTTATTCGTGATGTTGGTCCCATGACGTTCTTTGTCTTTCAAGAACTGTACATGGCAAATTTGCAGCGTGCATATATTGCTTTCCTTCGAACAGACGGACAGCTATTACAGCCCGCTGCCTTCGCAGTTTTGCAAGGACGTGATTCGTAGGATTTACAGAATGAGGGAGGCTGTCAAAACAGTCTCCCGCTTTCTTTCAGAGGCAAATCAATGGCGGATAAACTCCCGTTCGGCGGAGGATCTAACTCAACTCCGAATCGTCCTAAAAGACTTTTACATCAGCAACCAAGCTGGACACTACCAGTAAATAGCAGTTCCATAACAAGTTTAGAGTATGACTTTCGTGTTGGCAAGATTACCGAGGAAGAGTATCAGCGTGAAGTAAGTCGCAAAGCAACTGCCTCACTTCGTGAGGTAGCATCCCTCGCACCATCCACACGCAAAGCAGTAATCGCAACACCGAGGAATAGGTAATGGCTATTTGCTCTTGCAGTTGTCATAAAACTAATAAGCCTTGCGGGATATGTTGCGTCGAAGCGGCGCAGCCATTCTTGCAACCGCCCGACACAAGAGACAAGAGCAAAGAATTGCTCGATAGATTTCTCAAAACAGGAAAGACAAAATGTCAGGAATAATCCAGACAACTCTCCCTACATCCGAACCTGTGAATTTGAGTGATGCAAAAACATACTGCAAAGTATTCACCAACACAGACAACGCCCTTATGCTTGCGATGATTTCTGCCGCACGCCATTATGCCGAAGACGCAACTGGATTGATGCTTGCTCCGCGTAACTTTGTTCAGTCGTTAGATGGGTTTCCTTATTATCCTTACAGCCGCGAACCATACGGTCAGTTATACGGTGTAGGTTCGATGGCTTTGTATTTCGGCTATGGACCTATCATGCCTTCGTCAGTTCCGCCCTACGGTCAAAACTTCAACGGGCATCTACCATTTGAGATTTCGTTGATTGGCAATCCTGTCACGGCGGTAGACCATATCGAATATCTTGACATGACAGGTACACCGCAGACGATGTTGCCCGGTCGGGATTTCATCGTGGATATGACAAGTACTCCCGCAAGAGTTCTTCCTCTGCCCGGCGGAGTTTGGCCGCAATGCACACTCGCAGCCAATGCCGTCCAGATATTCTTCACTGCCGGATACAACTCTGTTTCGTCCACAATCGAAACTGTGAGCGATACGGACGATACGACTGAGGAAGGCGACACGCCGCCGACACCATCAAACCAACAAACGAGCTACACTTTTGCAACTGGACTTCCTCAGAATGCCTACATTTTGATTTTGATGTTGACGATGCATTTCTATGAAAATCGCGGTGCTGTAGCAGGTGGTTCCGCTATCCAGATTCCCCACGGTGTTCAAGCAATCATCGACAGTATGAAAGTCCTGGATTTCTCATTGGGCCTAAGTGAGAGTTTATAAGTGCTCTCAGAAGCAATCACCGTTGCTCTTATCGTTACAATACCTGCCTCTATTATTTCACTGGTGGGTGCGATTATTAGTTGGGTTAACGGTAAGAAAGTCCAGACACTACACCTGATGCTAGACGGATCTCTTAGTGAGTTCAAGCAGTTGATATCTAAATCTGCTTATGCCGAGGGCGTAAAGGCGACAAATGAACAAGCGGCTGCTGAGAAAGTTATTTTCGATAAAGGCGTCCAATCTACTTTGAAGTTATAAGAGCTTTGCATAATGGCACCACTACAGCGCTTGAACGATACCTTTCGCTATACGAACAAGTCTGCCATGCGCGACTTGGTTCAAATAATGCAGGCTGCCACTACTAATAATCCAGATGGTTCTCCGGGCACACCGACAGTCTTCATGTCAAATGTCTGGGCATCTTGTAAAGTCCAACGCACGCCCATTGAAATCAATTCTGCCGAATTGGTAGCTGGCGAAGTCTTCTGGGATGTCCGCACACCTTACATTGCGGGTGTAGATGATTCGATGTCTATGATTGGTCCCAACGGACAGAATTGGTTTATCGTAACGGTCTCCGATCCCGACCAACGTCAAGTAGAACTCAGGTTCTTATGTCGGGAAATGAAGGGAGGAGGCACCACTACATAATGCCAATAACGATACAAGGCGTGGAAGAAATAAAAGCGAAGCTTGACACTCTCTCAAATGAGAAAACCAAGATTGCTATTCAGCGTGCTGGCATCCGTGCGGCTGCAAAGATTCTACTCGCCGCACAAGAACAGACCGTGCCTTTTGAGACTGGAAGATTAGAAGGCACTCTCGGTGTGCAAATCAAGAAACAGAATGGCAAACTCAACGCCTTGATTGGACCTGATAAGAAACTAAACTTCATTGGACGATTCCATGAATTCGGCACAATGAAAATGACTGGCACTCATTGGATGCAAAAGGCATTTGATTCTTCAGTTCAGGAAGCACTCGCCGCATACACAGAGGCAGTCCTGAGATTATTTGACAAGCATATGTACGCTGACCTTGTGGCAGCTATCGAACAGGCTGCGAACGCATCAGAGGGCGAAGAATAAATGTTAGCAGATGGAATGCTTTTGCTTCTACAAGCAGACAGCACATACAACTCCTTAGTCGATACACTGTCTACTGTGCCAGTCGGCGCGGTGAATAAACAAGTATACCCACTGGTTGTATACCATCAGAGCACCGTGCTTGACCTATTGGATGTCAATGGAAGCACAGGCAACCGCACGGCAAGAGTCCAGTTCGATGCCTACTCCGCGAAGTCCTACACGGAAGCAAAGACAATCGCCAAGGCTATACGCGGCGTATTCCAGAATCTCAACAACGTCACCTTGCCAGATACATCGGCAACATTCGTTCAGGCTTTTCTCATAACGCAAGAATCAGACATGACCGTGATTCCCCAAGGCATGCTTACTATCGACTACCGCGTTATGGTGGAAATTGAGTGCTTGTACGTGGAACCTTAACACACAAGTTTAACCGCAACACCCGCAACACAAATCAACTAAGAAACATAAGAGGCAAACACAAATGGCATTCGCAACCGCAGCATTTACAGGCGTTGGACAAACTTTCGAGTTCAACGGCGATTATATTTTATCTCGTATCACCGATGTTGCTTACTCAGGATCAAAGGTTGACACCGCCGATACTACGGATACCTCCGTAGGGCAAGCGGGTTTTAAAACCTTCATTGCCGGGTTACAGGACGCCGGAGACGTATCTATCAAGGGCATCTGGTACCCAGGCGACGTTTCACAGGAAGCATTCAAGGCCATCCTTGGCACCAATGCGACCTTCGTACACACTCTCCCCAACAATCTAGGACTCTTGTCTTTCTCCGGTTTGGTCACCAGTTTTGACCATGCATCACCTATGGAGAAGGCAGGCGATTACACAACCAAGATTAAAATCAGCGGAAGCGTAGTCTACGCACACTCATAACTTAAACTGATTCATAGGAGAAGTTATGGGCAGAGTAGAAATCCAATCGCCCGATCTGGGCTATGTGGAATTGGTTCTCAACTCCACGGATGGACAGGGTACCCCTGTCTCCAAAACCTTCAAACTAATATACGAATACCTCGCAATCAAGCGGGCAGAAGATGCTCTTGGCATTGACCTAAAGGATTATTCCCAATGGTCAAAAATCAAGTCTAGCATGATGCCTCAGCTTGTTCACGCGGGTCTAGCAAAGTTTCATCCCGAAGTCACCCTGGACGAAGTTACAGAATTGCTCAATCCTTCCGTTCAGGCTTCTATTCAGAATGCTATTTTCGAGTTGTTGTTTCCTGGTGTCATCGAAAAGATTCAGAAGATTAAAGCAGAGAAGGAACAGGACACAAGCCCAAACGTTCAATCCGTGGCGAACGCCGCCGTCTAGAGCGACCGCTACGGAGTTGGGAAGACTATCTGGCATTTGCCCGCGTCGATTTAGGACTTTCCAAAGAAGAGTTTTGGAGTCTAACACCCGCTGAATTTCAAGCCATGAGATACCGCTTGGAAGTCAGGTTCAGGCATGAGTGTTTTATTGCTGGCATTGTGGCGAGTGATTACCGTAACGCTCACCGTCAAAGCACGAGCGACAAACTTATTTCGCCACTTGATTATGTCGTGTGTGAAGAAATGAGCAAGGAAGAAATCGCAGCAATGGAAAAAGAACAGAACGAGCAAGCTATGCAAACTTTGTTAGGAATGAATGGCGTGAGGGAAAAGAAAGCATGAGCACGATTGTAGGATCACTTCAAGTAGATGTCACAACCGGGCAAGCTACATTAACTTTTGACTCGGCTAAAAAAGAACTCGATTCCTTGGCAGACAAAGCGGAAGGAAGTAGCCAACGCCTCGACTATTCAATGCGTGAATCGCGTGAGTCTATTATGCTCACGGGCGATGCGTTAGGTATCCACCTGCCCGCTGGAATAACACGTGCTATCGCAGGGATCGACGGTTTAGGTCAAGCTCTAGCCACAGCAATGCCATACGTTGCCGTGGTAGCTGGTATCGTGCTCATTGTCGAAGCACTGGAAAAGATGCACGCCGCCGAAGAAAAGACCAAGATAGCTTCCGAGAACGCCGGTAGTGCAATGACTGAAAGCCTACGCGGACTTGATGACAAGTTCCTGCAAGCTGGAATCAAGGCGGACGAACTAGCAGGCAATCACTTCGCAGCCCTACAGAAGCAAATCAAGTTGATAAACAATGAGACGCTAGGCGACTTGGAACATGAGTTTGAAGGATTAGGCAAGATTGCGGATAGCGTATTCGATGGTTTGAAATCTCACTGGTACACGCTCGGGAGCGGATCCCAACACGCGACATATAACCTCAATGAGTATGAAGCTAAGTATCGTCAACTCTTGGAGACCAAGGGCGAGCCAGCGGCTAACGCTTATTTGCAAGAGCAGATTAAGTATGAGCAGCAAATCCTTGACTTGCAGGAAAAAGTTATCGCCATGAAGGGCAAGATAGATACCGATGCAAAAGAGGCAGAATATCAAGCCATCATTTTGCAACTGAAACAAGCAGGATCAGGCGCAACCCAGAAAGAACACGAATCACAACGGAAACTAGTTGATACTCTCAATACCCAAGTAACGGCACAGGAAAAGATTAACGCTACTAAGACTCTTGACGTGAGTACCGCTACGGGCGAAGATGCAAAAAAGGAAGCCGAGAAAAAGCTCGCATCATGGGAACAGAACTTTAAAGCCGCAATGAAATACAAGGGTGCTGTGGCGGAAGCGAATCTAGAGGAAGCCAAGCGTAGCGGCGTAGATACCTCAAAGGCTACCGAGAGAGAGGCAGAGAGTACAAAACAATGGGCTGAGTATTTGAGCAAAGTAGCGAAGTCTTCACATGACGTTGCCGAAGCGCAAGAGAAACTTAACGAGGCTCAGGCCACAAATAAACTCGATACACAGATGGCTGGCTATGAATCGCAAGTAGAAGCTATTAAATCTAGAGTAGCGATGGGTATTGAAAGTGAACGCCAAGGCGCTGCTCAATTGATAGCGATTTATAAGCAGGAAGAGAACGCCAAACTATCTTCGATGACGCAAGGAATCAAAGACCAAGAGCAGGCAGTTATCGCCGCAACATCACGTTTGGCACAAGCTGAGGAAACTGGTGATGTCCTTGCCGTCAATGCCGCTCAAATCTCCTACGATAAAGAGTTGCAGGCTTTTCAGGATATGGAAAATAAGAAGGTCCAAGCGGCTACATTATTCCAGAAGAAAATAGCCGATGAAAACAACGCAATGCTCTCTCAATCCATGCAAGTGTTTAAGGAATTTGAGACCAGTTTTGCGTCATCGGTCGGAAAGACAATTGTGGAAGGGAAGAACTTTGGAATGGAAATGAGGCATGTAGCTATCCAGTTTTTGGAGAATATGATTAGCTCCAATATTAAATGGCTGATTAGTTCGATCACCACGAATCAAGCTCGTGTGGCATCGGGTCAAGCAGCGGACGCGGAAGCTACGGCATCTTCTCTCGGTCATAGCGCCGTATTGCGATTCGACGCAGCCAAGACAGCCGCAGCTAAAGCAATGACTACCGTTCCTTTCCCCTTGGATTTAGTAGTTGCGCCTCTTGTCTTTGCGGCTGCTCTCGCCTTTGCTGAGGGCGGTATTGTCCCTGGCACTGGATACGGTGATTCAATCCCTGCCATGTTGACACCCGGAGAAGCGGTCCTTCCCAAGCCTATGGTAGAGAAACTATCGGCATCTTCGGAACAAAGCAGTGGACCAACTATCCACATGCATTACAGCCCAACGAACAATGTCAAAGCGTGGGATGGTTCGGATGTAAAAGATGCTATGGACCAACACAGGAATGAGTTCATGAAACAGGCACAGAAAGAAATGAGACGGAGACATCAGTAAATGGCGTATCCAATCTTAGCGTCAAATATCAAGTGGAAACTAGACGCATACAAGAAGACGCCCGCATTCAATTCCGTTGTCCAGAAGAATGCGGCAAGTCGTGGCAATGCTGCTACGAGTTTGAAGCCCTATCCGACTTGGACTTTCAATGTTGAACTGCCTGTCAATGTGTCCTCGTTGTCTACAAATAGCTCAATCATTTCCCAGTTTGTCGGATGCTTCGCAGTGGCGCAAGGTCAAGGCGGTTTGTTCCTTTACAGCGATTACACAGACAACACGATTGCCGTAGCGAATAGCGGAATGCTAGATGTAACAGCGAGTTCAAGCACGCCTATGGCATCAGTTGGTAATGGAGTATCCACACAGTTTCAACTTGTGCGGTCGCTCGGGGGTTTGGCTTGGGATGTAATCCAGAACTTGAACGGCAGTCCTGTCATTTACATCAATGGAGTTCTCACTTCGGCATACTCCATTTCCAGCACTGGTGTAGTCACATTCAACACCGCACTGACAAGCGGAGCAAATCCGACATGGAGCGGTAACTTTTATTTCCTATGTCGATTCGGCGAAGACACATTCAAGGACTTGTCCATGATCGGTTACAACCAAACTGGTCCGCTTTGGTCCTGTGGTGGAATCTCCTTTTCCAGTGAGTTCGTATAATGAAAAGAATCATGCCGAGCGGATTGATTTCCTATTTACAGGCGAATCCAAATGTAAGCAAAGCGGATTTGTTCGTCATCACTCTGGTCAATGGTCAAGTCATTTACGCCACAGAGGGACAATTCAGCATTACCGTACCAAGTGGAACTAGCGGCTGGACAGGATCAACGACAACGTTTCATTCCACGATTTACGGCAGATGGGAGCGCGGACCAATCACGAGCGAAGCCAGTTTCGACTTGAATGCAAACTCAATGGCTCTGACTTGTGTCCCTCAGCCGGGCACAGCGTATCCGGGTCTAAATCTGGGAATCTTAGCCGCTGCTTTCAATGGTCTATTCGATGCTTCCACGATCTCGGTTTATACGGCCTATATGCCGAGCAACGAATACGGAAATGTGAGCGCGGGCATAGAGACAAAGTTCTTTGGCTTCATAGAAAAGATAACCGATATCAACCGCTCGCACGTCGAGTTCGAATGTCAAGATCCGCTCTATCTTCTCAATCAGAAAATACCAGCCCGTATCATTCAATCAGGATGTCAATGGAGTTTCTGCGATTCCAACTGTGGGCTGCTTGCTTCTAACTATACGATTAGTTTTACAGCCAAGTTTGGAAGCACCCAATCCACACTCACACCTAGCACGGCATTCACACAGGCGACTGGGTATTTTAGTCAAGGCGTCATCACTTGCACGAGCGGAGACAATCTAGGATTAAGCCAGACTGTGAAACTCCATGACTCTTCTGGCAATCTTGAAATGACTTTGCCGTGGTTGATGCCCGTCCAGGTGGGCGACACCTACTCGGTCATCAAAGGCTGCGACAAGTCCGCTACGATGTGTGCCGAGACGATCTTGCCGAATGGGTCAGTAGTAAATAATCTTGTTCACTTTTCAGGGGCCATCGCAGTTCCACAGCCTCTCCTAAGTGTGTAGTTGATAGTGGAAGCCATCCGAGAAATTATAATCGCTCAGATTGTCTCCCACAGCGTGTTTACTCATTATAAAGCACTTTATCTCTAATAGGATCAATAAATCCACATGCCACTTACGACTGAGCAACGACAACGTATCGTCAAGGAAGCGACCGCATGGATTGATACACCTTATAGGCCCAATACATGCATACGCCAAGTAGGGTGCGATTGTGGGCAATTCTTGTTCGGATGTTTTTCCAATCTGGGTTTCATCCCGAAGGACTTTGACATACCGAAGAACTACTCCATTCAGTCAGCCTTACATCAAAACGATCCATCCTACATTGACACGGCGCGTCGAGTGGCACGGGAAATTCCAGAGTCAGAAGTCCAGCCCGGAGACTTCGTAATCTACAAGTTCGGGAAAGCGTTTAGTCACGGGGCGATTATCGTTGAATGGCCCCACTTCATTATTCATAGCCTGAAACGCGACGGCGTAACAGGTGGTGACGGTATGAACCTGAGATTTGCCAAGCGTGAGAAAGTCTTCCTCACTCTTAAAGACGAATTCTGTTTGGAGAAAAAGTAAATGGGAATCTTCGGGGGAGATAACCAGCCCGAGCGACTATTTGGAACTAAGGTAAATGAGTCCAAATACGGGATGCCCTTTAATGTCGTTATGGGCACTGGACAGGTAGCGCAAGCTATTCTCTGGGTAGACGGTTTTGATGCCAATCCCGCGCCGACAGGGAAGGGAACATCTGGCGGAGGTAAAGGTGGTTCAAAGAACAGCGAGTTTCTTTATTCGGCTGATGTTGTGGTTGCGTTGTGTTGCGGTCCAATACTTGGTATCGGTGACGTATGGAGCGGGCAGACGTGGCTTGGTTCTCCGCAAGCCAGTGAGTCATACACGATATCCAGCGGAACGAGTTATCAATACACGCCTGCCAACGCGACTACTCTCTTAAATGATTTAGGTGTGGGAGCCGTCAATACTTATAGCAGTTCCAATAACGATTTAGGAGCACCAAGCCCTACTGTGTTGAGCGGCACTTTCCTGGCGTCAATGAAGTTTGTCGCGTGGGGAAGCGGACAGACGCCCTCGACACTGACTACCGGGCAATACAGCATCAACCCGACCGGAAACGCATACATCTTTTCTTCCGCTGATGTAGGTCGCACAGCAACAATCAGCTATTCGTATTCCGTTGAATACATCAACCGTCAAGAGAACGACATTGTTCCCTCGGGCCGCACGATTGTCATCACAGGCGACCAGTATTCAGGCACAGAAGCGGCGAGCTATGTATCAGCGGACCTTGGGGTAATCTACACAACTACCTCGGTCGCTTTCATCAAAGTAACAGGGACTCCGACAGTAGCGGGAACGTATAGCACATCCGGGAATAATCCCTGTACTTATTCCTTCGCCACAGCCGATATCAACGCACTGGTCACGATCAGCTACGCGGTGTATGACCCGAACATCATTACGCCCGGCCAAGCTACAAGTCTAAATTACACGCTTCAAGTAGGATTGCCTGGTCAGTCTCCATACGCATTCTTGACCGCTTCTTTTCCTGGTGCTGCATTCGGCTATACCTCGATTGCGACATTGCTCTATCAGCCGATGGATTTGGGATTGTCGGCAGAGATACAAGAGAATCGCTTTGAAGTTATTACCGCTGATGTTGTGGGCGGAGGCATTCAGGATTGCAACCCAGTCCAATGTATCGGGCAGGTTCTCACGAATTCGCAATGGGGTTTAGGCGTAGGCAGCATCCCGTTCCCGGTCGCAGTCTTGGACAACGGAGCCTCTGGCACGTGGGGAAGTGCTCCGGGAGTGCCGGGTGCGAGCAGCACCAACAACACAGCCTACAACTGGTTTGCCGCTCAAAGCTTTTTCATCAGCCCAGTGCTTGATTCACAGGACACCGCTTCGTCAACGATCAGCAAATGGCTTGAAGCCGGAATGTGTGCGGCTTATTTCAGCGAAGGCTTGCTCAAGCTCGTGCCTTATGGCGACACGAGCGCCGCTGGGAATGGAGCTACTTGGACGGCACCAACTGAGTACATTGTCGAGCTAGATGACACGTGTTTCGTGAGTGATAAGGAAGGAGCCGACCCAGTAAAAGTAGGCCGTACTTCGGCGCATGATGCCTGGAATATTTGCCAGATTTCTTGGGGTAACAGGCTCAATGAGTATGCGCCCGAAGTGACCCAAGAAAGTGACCAAGGTCTTATCAACCGCTGGGGCGAACGCAGAGAGGATCCCCAGTCGTGGGATTTTATCCACACAGTAACGGCAGCAACATTTGCCGCCAACATGAGGATAAAGCACAACGCCTACACCCGGAACACTTACGATTTCACACTGCCTTATTCTTATTCTTATTTGGAACCTATGGATATCGTGACTCTCACGACATCAAGTGTCTGGGCGGCTGGTCTCAACAACGTCAATTTGGGCGTGGTGGATTTGCCTGTCCGCGTCAACAAAATAGTTGACGATCCGAAGAAAGGTCTGGCGATTACGTGTGAAGACTATCCCTTCGGCTCGCATCAACCAACGATTTATAACAAGCAACTAAACGAGAGTGAACAACCAATAAGTGCATACGCAGACCCAGGCCAATCCGTAGTCGTGATGTTCGAAGCTACTTCCCGCTTGACTTTATACGATGGGGATCAAATCTGGATTGGTGCTCTGGGCACTGGCGACAATTGGGGCAGCACAAACATCTGGGTTTCTCAGACCATAGGGGGTGATTATAGCCAAGTCGGAACTATCAAAACGCCCGCTCGATTAGGAGCACTCAATGCCACATTCCCGAGCGGGAGCGATCCCGATACGGTGAATAGCCTCGTGGTGAATCTGGAAAATAATAGTCCCATCTTTGAAGCGGGCACTACTTCAAACGCGGACAATGCCGTAACAATGTGCTTCGTAGATGGCGAGATTATTTCCTACTCTGCTGTGACTTACACAG